ACCACCTGTCGCTTTGGAATCCTGACTTAAAGTAACCACCGCAGACCTATCTGCTTGAGTAAAAGTTCCACTACCCTTGTTATCTTGGGTGAAAGTCATCGGTTATTCTGTCTTAAGTATGAAATATGCCTTCTAGCGGGTTGTTTTGAGGAATACCAGTCAACCAACTCTTTAAATAAGCCTTTAATATTGCCGCCATTTCCCCAGATATCCAGTCTTAATTGGTTTACAAGTTCAGGTTTGTAAATTCTGGCGTATTCGTAAGAAGCTCCCAGTGAAACAAGCCTGTGAAACTGTAAATCAATACCTGGTTCATAAGTATTCGTACCAGAGGTGGCAAAATCTCTGGGTGCTCTAAAGAATTCAACATAAACCTTAGCTCCAGCGGTAACTTCAGCCGCAGTAAAATTGGGATATAACTTAAAGCCGTTAGCAAAGAGGTCGTATTGCGGGCTAGTTCGGGAGAAATAAGAATCAATATTGGGGTCTTTAACCGCTAAGTCAGAAGAAATTAACTGTCTGGAATCAATCGGGGTAGCTGGGTAGTAGTGGGTGCCGTCATAAGTAACATTTACTAGCTTAATCTTGAGCATCTTGTAAGAAGAATCAAGGTTGTAGTCTCTGGCAGTGGCAGAACCTGTAAAAGTCCCTGTTGGATAGGTTGTGTAACCAGGGTCGTCAACGTCATGTCCATCAAAAGCCACAAGAGCGTAGTGCGTTCCTTTTTTATTCCAGTCATTCGCCCAACGGGCAAACTGCTGGAACAGAGCAGTGTTTCTCGTAATTCCAGTAGCTCCAAGACCGCAAATAGCTTAGCAGTCCTGAATAATCCCGGTTCGGTCAGTTGTGTCGTTAAATTGCATGTGTTGAGTTAAGAATTAACATTAATTCTGGTGACACTGAAATGCCGTACATTACACCGGCATTTGTTTTCCATTTCTCACAGGAAGTGAGTTTACTTTCAGCAACTAAGTAGTCATCTGTTGGTAGAATTCCAGCGTCCGGGTATTCTTTTATCCAGTAGTCAATCAGTATTCGGATATAGTCTTTCATCCTGGTCTCAAGTGAAATCCCTTTAACGTCATAGTTTCCCCGCCTCATCTGCCAAAAATATTCCAATTCATCTAACTGAAGCCATTTAAAATTAACTTGGGTAAAAGCTTTCTTCCAGGCTCGTTTAATTTTCGGGTGGTAGAGAGCAAAGCTTAGTAAATTCGCAAACTTTGAGTACTTATTAATGGTGTCTCTGTTATCCGGACTCCTGTCGGAGAGAATCTTTATAAACTTCTGTATAAACAAACGTGGGTTATCTAAAGCTTCTTGTTGGGTGAGTTCGGTCATTGGGTCTTCCACTAACAATTTGTAGTAGTCGTCGTACTCAAGTAAGTTGGCAAATATCCAACCCAACTCATTTGCAGCGGTTTCGGTAATTCCAATTTCCATCAAAAACACTTTGGCTAAATCCCAAACTGCTTTTGAACAGTTATTGTAAAACTTGTACTTGAGGTAAGGCGGACGGTCGCAGTTGTTGTAAATTATCTGCGCTTCCCTTATGTAATTCCATAAAAACATTTCCAGCCAGGAAATCTTTTGTTTCCATGTAGTAAGCAAAACAAAAGCGGCAGCAGGCAGAATCATTGCTTTGTGGGCAAAGGGAGCAAAGGTTGTTAAAGTCCTGCGTTTAACACTGTTATTTAGGTTAATAGCATCGAAGTAAGCTAAACCTTTTCTCGGAAAGGGAGAGCCCTCATAGTATGAAAGCATCTCCCCATCCTTTGTTTGTCCCGCACTCTTAAGCCCGGGTAACGCATACCCGTAACTTTCTTGTCTAGCCCGGTTATTTTGGGGCTCGACTCTATAAACACCTGAGGGAGGAACAATTTCCATTTAGTTGGGATAATCGACAGTAAACAATATTTCTACCAATGCGTTTACGGTATCGCCACTGGTTTGTACAGTAGCGGTGCCGTCTTTCACAAAACCAACAGGATTAATAAAGGCACAACCGTTCATACAGCCTTGTAACCCTTTAGCAACCGTAGCTAAAGTAGTTTCGGTACCGCCAACATTGTTTTTTAATGTTACAGTTCCGGCTGCTGTATCTTTAGCAATAATCTTCATACCAACAAAAGTTCCCCAAAAAGGATTGGGAGCGTCCGGGTTGGTTAAAGAAGCGTTAAAGACTGCAAGTCTGGTTACTCCAGAAGTATGAATAGCCTGTGTCATTACAGTCCTTAACGGAGTGTAAGGGACAACAAAGCCCTGCGCTTTTATTGGGCCTGGAATGTCGGGGTTTACCCCATTTGCAATAGCCATATAGATATTCCTTTCAAAATTAAGGGGCGGATGCGAAGGTACCGAGCTAGGTGGGCGGCGGCACCCTCAAGCCCGCCCCTAATTAGTTAATTAAGCTTTAGTATATTTAAGTATTTTCTTAAGATGCGCTATGAAAAAATCATAGGTATAATCTTTTTTCATAAAATTACATACTTTGCAGCAAGGTAGAACATTGTTTGAGAAATATCCTTTTGAGTTATCAATCCTGTCAACTCCATAGGCTTTTTCTACACCACAACAATAGCAAGGACTAGTTAATAGATTTGAGAAGTCTTCATTTATTAATGAAAATTCCCATCCTTTTTCTTTTGCTCTACTTTTATAATGAGATAAGCGACCTTTTGAAGTATTATAATAATCCTTCATTGCTTTATTTCTGTTTGCTCTAATCTTAGAAGGCATACTTAAATAATTAGCTTTGCTAAAGCTATGCTAAGGTAATATCTACAATTAAACTTGCATTTTGTGCCCAAAGTTTAAATCCAAACAACCCATAAGAACGGCATTCCTTACCCGTTTTACCGGTTACGGAAATTTCTTCGTACTTAACAGATTGTGGTTCAGCAAACGTAGCAAGACCTTTAAGACCGAATACCCTGTGGGAAGCGTTGGAAATGGCGGTCGTGTCAGTTCCAACATATGTCGCGGTTACGAATGTACCGCTTCTAACTACATAAATATCAACACCTGCGTAGTTGGTTAAGAAGCCATTTCTTAAGGCTTCGTCAGCATAGGAAAAACCACTGCCTATCTGGGCTTGAATCAGTCCAGGTAAGTCAGTGTTTTCCAATACCAAAAACATGCCTTTAGATTGGCCTTGAAAACCGGCTACTTTAGAAATCAGGTTAGAGAAGATTGTGGAGATATTTGAGCCAACGGTGAAACCACCAGCAGGCGTAGTATATGAACCAGTGCCATCTTCTGTAAGCAGGTTGATTATATACTTATCAATTTCCAGCTTAATCGCATAAGCTTGGTTATCCATTCTGTCAGCAGCAAGAGAATAGTTACTCATGACTTCTTCAAAGTCATAAATGTGTTCGCCTGCTTTAAACTCTGTTCCGACGGTCAGCGTGTCATTCGTTGAAGTGAACGCAGTCGGAGTAAAGGTACCAGTTAAAGTGGTAATTTCAACCACCGTCTGGTTTATATATGGGTTCTTAATTAAACGTGAACCCGACGTATCAACATTACAAATCGCCTGTGCTACTAAAGAATTGCGTAAGATTTGTTGTAGCTGGTTGCTAAAATATTTCTCACGCCATTGGGTAGTAGCCTTGGTATTTGTAATTACAAATGGTTCGGCCATAAACCGAATAGGCTTTCTCCCACCTTATGCATATTCAGTTAGCCACCCCTAACCAAATCCCGTTATCGTGCTTGTTGTTTCTTAAATAGATTCCAGCGAGCTTCAGCAAAAGCCGTAGGGTCAACTTCCTTACCCTCTGCAACTTTTTGTACTAACTGCTCATCTGTTATCTTCGCAGCCGAACGTTTGCTGGCAGAAGTATTGGTAGCTTCAGCAGACCTTCGATAGTCCGCTAATTGGGATAGTCTGGTTTTCACCAAATCATCCTGTAAGGCTTCAACGACGGATTTGCCTAAGAGCTTGGCAGCTCTTACGACTTCTTCCACGTCTTGGCCTGGAACCTTAGCCTCCATGAGTGCATAGAGGTCTTTGGTTGAAAGCTCTTTTTCTTCTACTCTCGGTTGCGGTTGAGACACTTTTAAGGCCTTAAGTTCTGCCCTAAGTTTCTTAACTTGTGCCTCTGCTTCCTTAGCCCGTTCAAACTGTTTTCTTTCGAAATCAGAATATTCAGGCTCTGTGTCCTCGGTTCCTACCCCAGCGGTAGAATCCTCGACTTGGGTGGTGTTAACGACTTCCTCTGTCGTGGTTTGTTGAGTATCCTTCTCGGTGTCTTCAGCAGACATAATTTTTCCTTTTTGTATCTCTGCGATACGTTTAATTGGGGTGTAAGCCACTCCATTTGGCCTCCTTATAAAAGGAGGCTTGGTGCAAAGGCTTAGTAGCGGGGTTTGCGTTTCTTTTTCATTTTGTTGAATTTTTACTTAATCTTGCTTTGGTCTCGGCTACGGTTTCTTTTTTACTACCGGCCAAAACCTTTAACAATACCAAGCAGGATTCAACATGCTGTAATGCTTTGGAATGAGCTTGTATACCAATCACAGCGAGTTCAGGGCTTGAGTAACTTGAAATCTTTAAATCAGGGTGTAAAAAGACATCTGTTGCCTGTGCGGAATTTAAGGTACCGACTTTCGAATCAGACATCGTGGGTAGAAAGAAGCGTCGAAGTAAAAGTAAAAGCGGGTCATTGTCAGCAAAGTGCGCTTTAATTAAAGCTATCTCTTCGTCGGTATAAGGAAAGTTTTCAATCATGTAAATAAGTTAATTCTTTTTTCTCTTAGGCTTGGAAACGGGTTCTGCAACTGGTTCAACTACTGCGGCTACTGGTTCAGGGGCTGGCTGTGTAAAGGCCATTTCAACCGCTTTAGGGACTTCAGACTTAATCTCTACTGTGGTACTCCCGCCAAAAGCCGGAGGACTGACTATAAGTTTATCAGCAGCAATCTCGGGGGGGACATCACCATACTTCTGTATGTATTTACGGGGGTTATGCGCTTGGTAACGTCGCAAAAATTCTACACGTTGTTCAAAGTTCATACTTTAATGGGTTGTTTAGTTAATTGTGATAAATCAGCATTCGACACAGCTTGCTGATTGGAAGGCTGGTTAGTGTGCTGGGTTAATTGGAGTGGAGAAACAGACCCTGCTTTTTCCATAATTTGGTTAAAAATCAGGCGTTCATCAGGGGTCATGGGTCTGCCTGCCAGTCCGACTACTGTCTGAAGTGTGCTGGAAAGAGTGGTTAGAGCTTCGTTTACATCCTCACTTTCCTGGGTGGGGTCAACTTCTACCTGCCATTCAAAATCTTTTAGTACTTGTTTCCATGTCTGGTCAGAAACATCAGAGGGTTTTATAAATCGGTGGTTACCTAAAGGGGCCAGCTCGCCCTTAACTTCACTTTCAAGCTCGTTCATATCCGGCTGTTCGGCTATCTCCCCGGACAAGACTGTATCAATTATCTTTCGGTTGCTTCGTCTGACAGCTTCTGACGGAATATACATAGAATCAAACTGGTTTATCCCTTGTGTGTCTAAAACAGCGGAAATTTCATCGCTGGTGTTCATTTGGGTCTTTAGGTAAGGTAAAATATACTCCCTATGCATGTATTCAATCGCCAAACCTTTATTCTCGCGCATTAATTCAAATAAGGAATGCGATTCGTTGTTGTTTAACTGCTGAAGTCTGTACGCCGTCCCCGAGGGTTGGGTGTTACCTCTTATAGCGTCAGGTGTGCTTGTAATTTCTTTGGCTACATTCTGCCATTGGGCTGCAAAAGCCTGTATCTGGGAGATATCGTGTGTGTTATTTAGCTGGGTAAGAGGTTCATCTTTACTATGTACCAAGACATCGCCAGTAACAAGGGACTGAAGTACATTTCTGCCCACTAATGTGCCGTCTGACGTCTGCAAGATAAGTAAGGAAGCAAAGTCTAAAGTATCTTTAACTAACTTCGCTGAATGATTAGTCATCCATTGGGCTTCAAACAAGTTCTCTACTGCTCCAATACCCAAAGTCCTGCCGTCTTCCTTAATTAAATCTGTTTTAAAATATGGAGACTTCTTCTCATTGCCTTTAAAAAGGGTAAAGTCTTCGTAATTAGCCCGAAAATTCCCCCTACCGCCGTTCTTTTTTTCAATAAAGGAAATTATGTGTACCTGTTGGGTGTATTTATCTTCGTCTTCCTCATTGCCTGTCATAAAAGACTTAGGTAATTCTCCGTGAATTTCATACACCTTAATGTATTCGGCTTTATTATCTCTGGGCTGTTTAGCTAAATCCTCTCTTGAGGTAAGGTTTTGTAAAAGTACTTCTACTTTATCCTCGTCATAGCCTTGTTTTCTTAACTGGGCTGGGGTGAACTCTAAAACTTCAATAACCGGGTTAGCATCAAAGTCAATCGGGTCGCAGATAATCCGGCTCCAAGGAATAACCGAAACGTGTAACTCACCATTCTTTTCCACGAACTTCATCACTGCTGAACAGTAAGTAGCTAAGGTGCGTCCCCATTCGTTTAACACCGCTCCAAAGCCTGTTTTCTTCATCCAGTTCTTTAAAAGCATGTCAGCCACAAAAGCCAGTGTGTAATGGCCAAGCGTGGTTGCTTTTACACGGATGTTCTTGCGGTCAATATCAGTAGCCCTATACCAAATATTACGAGCGGCGGTAACAATGTTAAAGAACGGTTTATCCCTGCCTATGGAATCTTGTGAACCGGAAATATGAACTGAATTAATGTAAGCGTCAATCTTGTTTAGGGTTTCAAACATATCGAAACTGACATACTTGGATATGGTTGTATTGCCGGAGTTATAATTAGCCTCCATTTCCCTTATCAGTTGGCCTACTGTGTCCATTCTTAGTTGTAGTTAATTACCAAACCTGTTGTTGCACCTGTGCTTTCAATAAAAGCATTCGCTGGGGCTGTAGTTATATACAGTCCATTAGTAAACTCAATCGGTACTTGAAAGTTAAGTACCTGTGAGCCTGCTGCCAGCGTGTACGTTCCACCAATCGGGTTTATGGGAGATGTCGGGTGATTCCAAAGCTTAAACGTTCCTCCCGAATGAGAGGTAACAAGTACGCTATGAAGAGCCACTGCCGAAGCACCTACGGTCTGTCCATAAACCGTGGCCGAAGTGTTAAACGGAACTGCCCTAAAATACACTAAGGAGTTCTGATTCTCTAATCTTGGCATTTAATTATTGTTTCTCCACCTAGCTTTATTATTGTTGTTTAATATATTTTCGCTTAGCAACCCACTTTAGAGTTATATGGAACCAAAGTAGATGTATATGGAATGAATCACAGTCTCGATACCCTGGACGAGGCGGGAGGATTTCATAGTTTCTTGGCGGGCCGTCATAACAAATCCCTAATCTAAATTCATTGTCTTCTAATACCTCTGGCGAGCAATGTCCACTAAGCAGCTTTCGTTTCGGAATGTCAAATCTGAAAAACATATTTATCTTGTTGAGTTATATTCTGCTCTGGCTTGGTTTCTTTGCCACATATGGTGCTGAATAACTTTCACTTCGGTTTCTTGGGGTCTCATGCTGTCTAAAGCGTATCTGATAGCGGACATCGAGTGGTTAGCACACCTGGGGTCTTCTTCTTGTGGTTTAACAAATTCACCATTCTTATCTATCAAAAATATGTAGTTTCGATATTCCTTAATCGTGTTTACTGAACGTTTGGTCATACTGATGCGCTGGTCTGTCACATACTGAATGCCTCTGTTGACTGAACCGGCTCCTTTAGAGGAAGGATAAATCCCAACGCCGTAACTCTTAATTTCATCAATGCTCTTAGGTTCTGCGCTGTCTGCTATTACCAGTGCTTTATTTTCCTTAAACTTCAATATCTGGGCGATGGCACTATTCGATAGTCCTTTCTCGTAGGTGTACTCATCGAGAATGTAGGCGTTGTTGTACTGGTAAATATCGATTATGGCGGTCGGGTCAGTAGTGTAGCCAAAGTCTAAGCCTGTTCTGACCAATCTTGCTTCATGCGGTATTTCATCAATAATCTGCCAGTTCTTGTAAATCTTACCCTCTATCTCCCCTAGTAAACCTTCACCATAAACCCTAAACCAACTTCTGTTTTCCCTGCGGGCTTCAATTTCCTGTATTAAGGCGGGTGCTAAGCATTCGTTATCTTTGTAGGTAAGAATCAGGAAGTCATGCTCTATCTTGGGGATAATCTCGCTGTGAACCCAAAATTCAACTGTCGGGTTGTAGTCTAGGTAAATGTCTTCTTTAGTTCTGATAGCTAACTGGGTGTGGGTTTCGTAAGGGATGTTGTTGCATTCGTTCTCAAACAGTACGTCTCTTCTCGGCCCTCTTACCTTACCTGGCTGGTCTGCGCTAAAGAATTCAATCTTACTGCCGTTTTTAAACGAGTAAATACAGTCAGTCTTATTCCATTCCGAATCCTTAAAGAACATCTGGGCTTCCATTATGGAAAGGAAATCCCTCATCGCCCCTCTACGGAGGTGTGGGAAAGATTCAGATACTACTGAAAAGAGCTTGTTAGGTTCGTTCTGTGCTCGGTCTATGAGGATTAAGAGGATTGCTATCGTCTTACCAGCTGATGACCCTCCCTGCACTATTTTTAGGCGCTTTTGGAGAGCTAGTATTTTGGTTAGTGCTGTTGTTGCGGAATAGGGCATTCATTAGGCATTTACCTTAGGTTTCTGCGTTGCCGCGTTTAGTATCGAAATAGGTATAGCTGTGTTGTTATCTGGGTCGCCGCCGATTTTCTGTGGTACTGCTTTAGCGTAAAGCTTGCTCATCTGTTCAACCGCCCAGTGCCTATCACTTTTCTGCTCACTTATCAAAGCCTCACTAAGCACAGCAAATACCTTTGGCTGAAGTTCGGCCATGTATTGAACTATCTGAAGTTCTTGTGCTTTACTTTTACGGCCTCTATTGCTCATTTCTATTAACTATTATTTATCGCTTATCAAAGCCACCATTTAATAATACAAATATAAAATCTACCGCTTTCCATTTCTTCCCGTTTGTCCATTTCCATACTCCGTTAATCTGTTCTACTTTGGCAAATAGTGGAATCATAGCTTCCATATTATTATCGCCAGCTCTACCGCTATCACTATCCCGCCTGCTATCTTCCAAAATTGGTAATTTTCTTTCCAGTTCATAAGTCTATGAATGTTACCTGATAAAGTTTGTAGTTCGGTTGCTATCGCCTTTAGGTTTTGCTGTTCGGTATTGGCGTAGTGAAAGATGGTTCCGTTGTTGGTAGATACGTTTTCTAAGGGTTTACCGTCTGCTTCTTTCATTGCCTGTAAATGCTGTTCATACGTTGTCATTTGCGTATAAGTAAATATATTAGCGTCCCAAAAACAATGTGAGGGCCGAATATAATTAATAATACTGCGAACTTCATGTGGATAACTTTGTCTTTAATTTATGTTTCTCTCTTATTTAAGCGGGGTGGGTGTAATCTTGACGCCGTTTATACACTTGTTAAACTTAATATATAAACCAGTAATGCTCTAACCTCTTGATACCGTTTCCTACTGGTTTCGGTATTGAGGGGCTAGAACACAAGAAAGGCTCACTATGAGCAACATTAAAAAGTTATTAGGCGAATTACAGGATGACTTGCTGGCCGTCAAAGGCTTCATCAACATCCGAGACTTGAAAGCGACAGAATTTCTTAACCAAAAGGCTTTCGTTGACAAAGAGTGGGAACAACATGAGGGTGAACACTTTTTACACCCGTCAACTAACTGTCATTTCTGCGTTCAAAATGCGGATTTGCCAAGTCAAGCGGATATTATTCAAGACCAGGAATTTAGATGGGGAGAAGAGAGGGAGGTATATGACTAAATATCGCGTTCTTTCCCCTTATCGAACTGCAAGACTTAATGAGCTGGCTATACGGCAGGTTCAGCGCGACGGCGGCTGCCTTTTACTTTTCCTGACTGCTGTATTAATTCTCGGTCTATTCTTTCGTTAATATAATCTGTAACAGCCTGACTTAACCTAAAAACTCTACCCTTTCGGGCAGATTCTCTTGCGAACCTTGCAATAAGGTCGTCGGGGTTAAACATATAGCGGAGTTTGTTAATTTAATTGTGAACCCTATTAACTTATTTGTCAACTTTATGGAAGAAATAAAAGAATTAGTTAAATGTGAATTCTGCGATACACCATTCGACTTCGACGAAGAAGGTCATTTGGTCGGCGCAGTAGATGACAGCCTGTATATGTGCGAAAGCTGTTATGACCACTACCACTAGAAACAACAAAGCCGCCAATCCTTTCGGAGAAGCGGCTTCTTTGTGGCCATCCGGCCAAGGTTATTGAAACCTGAATCCATCTTAACTCTGCTTCTCTCTCTGTCAACTACTTTTACATAAAGTTTATTACAGCTACAATTACAGGAGTTAAAGGAGGTTTAATGTGGATATTTACGTTTACCTTAGAAAACTGCCGTTTAAGGTGGTTATTTCAATCCTCGGACTGGACGTAGCAACATTCAAAACCCGCAAGCAGGGGCGGGAGTATTTTGGTCGTTGTCCCATACATCAAGCTCAAAAGAATCAAACCTCGTTCTCGTTTGACGATTCCACGGGTAAATTTTTCTGTTTCAGTTGCGGAGCCAAAGGTTCGGGAAGCCTAGATTTAGTTATGAAAGTCAAAGGAATCGGTTTTAAGGAGGCCTGTGAGCTGTTGGGTGCAATACCGCCTCAACCTGCAATCGTCGCTCCTGGGGCAGTTTCTGAAGCCACAGAGCCTCTAAAGCCCTTCACTAGCAAGTACGACAAATACGCCGTTCCCTGCGAATGGTTGGAAAAACGGATTCCCGATGAAGCTATTCGGAAGCGCTATGGGGTGTTTCAATATCACAACCTGGCTCGCAAAAGTGTATTTTCCCAAAGAGTAATGATTCCGATTCGGGATTTATCCGGGGTTCTGTATGGATATCTAGGTCGGGATGTTTCTCAAGGAAGTCCACAAGATACTGTGGGAATGGATGCGGCAAAACCACCCAAATATCTTTTCCCCCCGAACTTCCCAAAGAATCGCTTTCTGTTTGGTACTCATGAACTGGGTATCTTTGGCCAGCTTCCATTACGTGTCGTTTTTCTGGTTGAATCTCCATTTTGTGTGATGAAGTTTGCGATGTATGGTCTGCCTGCGGTAAGTCCGTTTGGGTGGTCGGTGTCACCGGAACAGATTGACCTATTGATAAA